ATACGGGTGAGACAGCGAATTCCTGGTATTACGAGATCAGACAACATAAAGGATATTACTCAATTCGTTGGCACAATCATCACGTTAACGAAGGCCGTCCGATAGCTATTCTCATCCAATACGGACATGGCACAGGTACTGGTGGCTATGTTCAAGGACGAGATTACATTATGCCTGCGATCAGACCTATATTTGACCAAATAGCAGCTGAGGCATGGAAGGAGGTGACCAAAGTCTAATGGCTAGTGTTGATGATAAAGTCGTATCAATGTCATTCGAGTCGAGTAAGTTCGAATCGGGTGTCAATACGGCAATTAATGCTCTTAACAAACTGAAGAGTGCACTGTCATTTCCAAGTGCAGGTAAAGGCTTGGATCAGATTAGTGAATCTGCAAGTAAGGTCGACCTCAATCCTATATCCAAGGCACTCGATTACATCAAGGGCAAATTCAGCACGCTCGGTGTCATTGCACTATCGGTTCTGAACAACATCACGAACAAGATAGTTGATGCTGGTCTAAAACTTGCCAAATCGCTGACTATTGATCCGATTATGGCTGGGTTTAAGAATTATGAGACCCAGATTAATGCGGTTCAGACGATTCTGGCCAACACAGGTCTCACAGGTAAGAAAGGTCTCGATCAGGTAAACGCAGCTCTGCAAGAGCTGAATACCTACGCTAATAAGACGGTCTATAACTTCTCCGAGATGGCGAAGAACATCGGTACCTTCACGGCTGCCGGTGTTGACCTGAAGACATCAACTGCTTCAATCAAGGGTATTGCCAACCTGGCGGCATTGTCTGGCTCGACGTCTGAGCAGGCATCGACCGCAATGTATCAGCTTTCACAGGCTATCGCTTCCGGTACTACTAAGCTTCAGGACTGGAACTCGGTAGTCAATGCTGGTATGGGTGGTAAGGTATTCCAGAGCGCCTTGTATAACACGGGCGTTGCTATGCACACCATCAAGAACGCCAAGGTAGGCGAGACCTTTGATCAGTGGACGAAGTCGGGTAACTCCTTCAGAAACTCGCTGAAAGATGGTTGGCTCACCAGTAAGGTCCTGACGACAACACTCAAGGGCTTTACGGGTGACATGACGTCTGCTCAGCTCAAGGCCGAGGGATATTCTGACGCTCAGATCAAGAATATTCAGAAGATAGCCAAAGCTGGTCTAGCTGCAGCAGTAAACATCAAGACGATGACGCAGTTGACACAGGCCTTGAAAGAGGAAGTGGCAACGGCATGGTCGGCTATCTTCAAGACCATATTTGGCGATATCAACGGGGCGACAACTCTCTTCAGTGCCATTCACAATGTCGCTGAAAATGCCCTTACGAAACCTATCTACGATTTGAACAGATTGCTTGAGGGTTGGGCCAAGCTTGGTGGACGAACTATTCTGATTGATGCGTTGAAGCAGGCCTGGAAAGACCTCGGGGCAGTCATGGCTCCAATCAAGGCTGCTTTCCGAGAGATCTTCCCGCCAACAACAGCGCAACAGCTCGTCACCATGACGAAGGCATTCGACAATTTCATGAAGTCGTTGATGCCCAGTCAGCAAACCGTTGACAATCTGAAGCGCACCTTTGCCGGTCTATTCGCCATTATCGATATCGGTAAGCAAGTTATCTCAGGTATATTTACAGTCTTCTCCACCCTATTCAAGACAATTTCCAAGGGTGGCGGAGGATTCCTGGATCTTACCGGTAATATCGGAGATTTCCTGGTATCGGTTGACAAAGCGCTTAAGTCTGGCAATAGGCTTCATGATTTCTTTGTGACACTGGGAACGATCCTCTCAAAGCCGCTTGAGCTGATCGGTAAAATGGCATCTGCCATTCAGAATCTCTTCGCTGGAGTTAGTGCAAAATCCTCCGGCGGATTTTCGGGTGCACTAGGCGGTCTCGGCGCAGCATTTGCTCCTCTTCAGAAGATTCTCGACGGTGCCAAACGGGCATGGGACAACTTCTGGTCGGGTGTCGGCAAGGTATCACAAGCTCTGATGCCAGGCTTCAAAGCCATTGGTCAAGAGTTTGCCAATCTCGGAACCCAGATTTCCACAGCTCTCCAGAACATCAATTGGGAAGGGCTGCTTGATGTTGTTCGTACCGGACTTCTGGGTGGAATGTATCTGGTCTTCAAGAAGTTCTTCAGTGGTGGTTTCACTGATATGCTCGGTGGTGGAGTACTGAAGAGTATCACTGAGACATTCGATGGACTTACCGGTGTCTTGAAGAACATGCAGCAGACAATCAAGGCAGCCACGTTGCTCGAGATTGCTGCCGCAGTTGGAATTCTGACGGGTTCCATCGTTGCAATGTCTCTGATTCCTTCTGCGCGACTTAATAAAGCTATTGCTGGTGTTGCTATGGCTATGGGCGAACTTATCGGTGCTATGGCCCTTCTCAACAAGATCCCTACCGAGGGCTTTGTCAAGATCCCGCTTATTGCCGGTTCTATGATTCTACTGGCTACTGCAGTGGATATTCTCGCAATTGCAGTCGGCAAGCTGGGCGGCATGAGTTGGAGCGAATTGGCCAAGGGTCTTGTTGCGGTTGGTGTGTTACTCGTCGGTATATCTGCGGCAGCTGGACCTCTCTCTAAGAGCACCCTAGGACTTATATCTGCTGGTGTCGGCATAACCGCTATTGCCGTGGCTCTGAATATTCTGGCTCTTGCGGTCAAGCAATTCGGTGGTATGAGTTGGACCGAGCTCGGTAAGGGTATGGCCTCGGTTGCCGTCGCTATGGGTGGTATGGGAGTTGCGGCAAGATTGTTCCCATCCGGAATGATTCAAATTGGGCTAGGTCTTATCGCAGTTGCTACTGGTTTGAATCTTATGGCGCGAGCTGTCGGTTCCTTCGGCAAGATGAAGTGGGGCGATATTGCCAAGGGAATGGCGGGTATTGCTGCAGCTCTGGTCATTATTGCCGGTGCTATGACAATTATGCCGTCAAATATGGTAGTTACAGCTGCTGGTTTGATCCTCGTATCTCTCGCCATCTCGAGTCTGAGCAAATCCATCGAAAGTCTTGGTGGACAGTCTGTAGGAACCCTCGGAAAGGGCATTGTAAGCCTCGCTGTGGCCCTCGGAGTGCTTGCTGTAGGCCTTATGGCTATGCAGGGCTCTATAGGCGGCGCAGCGGCTCTGATTATCGCAGCAGGTGCGGTTGCAATTCTTGCTCCGGCTTTGCAGAAGTTGGGTGATCAATCCTGGGGGGACATCATCAAGGGAATGGTTGCGCTTGCCGCTGCCTTTGCCATTCTAGGTGCTGCAGGGCTACTTCTCGAACCTGTGGCTCCGGCATTGTTGGCTCTAGGTGCTGCGTTGGTTCTTATCGGTGGTGGTCTGGCTCTAGCTGGGGCAGGTATTGCCTTGATTGGTGTTGGACTGAGTGCCATTGCCATAGCGGGCCCAACTGCAGTCGGAATTCTGTTGAAGGCATTCACTGACTTCATGAATCAGATTCCGGTCTATGTTCAGAATGTTGTACAAGCACTGCTTACGGTGGTCACTTCGATCGCCAATGCTGCTCCTCAATTCGTGACAGCACTCGGGAAGATCCTCGTTTCGCTGGCTAATGCGGTAATTGCTGCGGCACCACAGATTGCCAAGGCATTTGACGCTCTTATTCAGGCAGCATTGAAGGTTATCAAAGATAATCTTCCAAGCATTATCAACGCCGGTATTCAAATGTTGCTGGCACTTCTGACTGGTATTAGAAACAGTCTTGGGCAGCTAGTCAACATGGTTGCCCAGGTCATTCTCACATTCCTGAACTCACTGGCTAGCCATCTTCCGAAAATAATACAAGCTGGTGTCAATGTATTGCTCAGCATCGTTCAAGGTATTGCGCAAAGCATTGGAAAAGTAATCAACGTTGGTGGCGATGTTATTTCTGGCTTTGTAAGTGGAATTGCCAACAACATCAACAAGGTGATTAACGCTGGCGCCAATGCTGTTTCCAATTTCCTGAATGCTATTGGAAATGGCGCCAGTAAGGTCATCAGTTCTGGTGCAGAGATGATCGTGCATATTGTAACTGGTATTGGCAATAACTTTGGTAAGGTTGTCAATGCCGGTGTAGATGCTATCGGGAAATTCATATCTGCAATTGGCAGTGGTGCCGGTCAGTTGGTAAACAAGGGTGCTGATGCAGTTATTAGCTTCGTCAATGGTGTTGCTAATACCATTAGAAGCAAAGAGCCACAGTTGATAGCAGCAGGCGCCAATCTTGGCTCAGCTGTTGTTCAGGGTATGATCAATGGTATGGGCAGCTTGGCGGGATCGCTTGTCAGCAAGGCAATGAGTATTATTGGAAGCATTCCAGGCAAAGCCAAGAAACTGCTTGGTATTGGATCGCCTTCGAAGGTCTTCTATGACATTGGTATAGACACGATGCAGGGTATGATCAATGGTATTTCGGATCAGCAGGATAATGTCAATGGCGCTATGGAAGACATGACTAATGCCATGGTTGATTCTCTGAGTACTGTGCCTGATACTCTCAGTGCTCTGGCTGATATGAATCCAACGGTCACCCCTGTAGTAGACTTGACCCAAGTTCAAGCAGCAGCTGATGATATGTCGAATATGATCAATACGACTCCTACGATCACTCCAGTAGCGTCGTTTGGTCAGGCTTCAGCTATATCTTCTACTCAAGTGGGGCAAGACGGCACTACGGATACCACAGCTCAAGGTGGAACCTCAATTACCTATCAGCAGAACAATTACTCGCCAGAGGCTCTTACTGAGATTGAAATCTATAGGCAGACGAAGAACCAGCTATCTCAATTGAGAAGCGCTCTTGCGATCGGTTAGAAAGGAG